GGCCAGCCGTGGTTGCCGTCGTCTGTGCACGCGTTGCTGCCGTCACGGCCGAGTCGGCAGTGGCCTGCGCCGTCGCGGCGTCCGCGCCCGCTCGATCAGCCTGGCGCTGCGCCTGCGCGGCTGCGGACGTGGCGCCGTCCGCGGTCGACTGGGCCTTGGTGGCAGCCGTGTGTGCGACGACGGCTGCCGCCTGTGCCGCATCCACGCCGGTCTTAAGCTTCCTGTCGTTGGCGTTCACCTTGGCGAACGCATCACGATTCGGGTCGCCCTGCCGGTCGTTGGGCATGGCGCCGATGTTGATGATGTCAAGATTTTCCATAGTGCCTTCCGTGTTTGTCCGGTCAGGGCCGGCGCTGGCGATCAAGGGATCGCCGTCTGTTCCAACGTGACCGCGACGGTGTACATGTCAGCGCCCATCGGCTGCACCGACAGGGACCGCGCCTTGTAGCGGCCTTCCTCGCCCAGCGGCGGCGTCCACGCGAAAGATCTGCCACCGGCATGCCGGTTGATGAAGTCAAGGATGGGTCGCACGTAGGTCTCGTTGCCCACGAACTGCAGCGGCCACGACTGCGACACGGTATGAATGCCGTCCGCCACTTCCTGCTCGTAGCCATCGCCGAACTGCACCCGCAGGGTGCGGTCCTTGAACGTGCCGACGGGGTTGGGCCGCGGCGACCAAGTGAAGGTTTCGATTGCCATGCTCATGCCCCTGCTAAACGGTTGTTGCTGGCCTGCCATGCGAGGCCGCCCTGGCGATACGATTGCGTCATGCGGCGGTCGACCAATTGGTTGACGTATTCGCCGATCTGCTGGCCGAACTGCTTCCAGCCTCCTTCGCCCGACTCGGTTTCGGCGTTGACGTTGCCGTCCTGCACATAGACGTTGACGGATACGCCGCCGCCCACCTGGCCGGTGTCGCCACCCACAGTGGGGAACGCAGCACGGATGCCCAGCGAGCCGTCAGCGCCGCGATGCAGCGGCATGATGGCTTCGGGGCCAGCTTCGCCCATGACGCCCATGGGGAAGGCCACGGGGCTGCTGACCATGCCGTTGGTGAAGGCGTTGCCTTTGGCGCTGGGGAAAAGCCCACTCAGTGACGACAGCGCAGTTCCACCGGAAACGAAATTGCTTCCCACGGAAATCGCGCCCTGGGCGGCAGCGCCCCCCCCACCGAACAGACCGGAGATGAACTTGCCCGCGGTGCCGATCCAGCCACCCAGACCGCCACCGTTCTCGTTCTTCATGAAATCGCCGCCCAGCAGCGTTTCCATCAGCTTGGCCGACGCCGCCGACGTCACCATCTTGGCAACGTTGTTCAAGAACGACAGCCCCATCTTGTCGAACTTCTCGGCCACGAAGTCGTACATCTTCGTGCCCAACGTGTCCTGGATCTTGCCCGCGCTGGTGCGCGCGGATTCGACCAGCTTGTCATTCAGGTCCAGCATGAAATCGCCGTCTTTCTTGACGCCGAGACCCCTTCTTGCCTTGTCATACGTGCCCTGATCCAGCGTGCCCTGTTGCAGGGCCTGGTCCAGCGCCGCCATTTTCTGGTCTTTCTCGGCTTTTGCGGTCTCCGCGCCTTTCAGACTTGCGATGTAATCGCTCATCTTGACCTGCTCCTGGCGCTTGTCCAGACGCGTCGCACCTTCGATCAGCCGATCCTTGTCAGGTTCGCTCTCGCCCGCGTACCTGCCGAATTCCGTCTCGTACAGCATCTTGCCGGTCTCGGACTTCAGGCTCATATAGGCCGCCGTGCGCTTCTGGTCGGCAAGCACCTGCTCGACCACGGACGATTTGACCGCTTCGGCGTTCTGCTTCAACGCCAGCGTTGCCTTTGCCTTTTCACTCGTGCCGATCTTCGTGACCGAGTTGTCCTTCGTGCCTGCGGTTGCGGCCTTCGCCAATTCACTGCAGCGCGCATTCTGGGCTTGGACGTTTCGAGCGAGCAGGTCGTTTTGCTGCTTGAGCGCCAAGTTCTCCGCGGCCAGCTGTGCCGCTGTCTTGTTACTTGCCATGGTCTTTCACCTCTTATAAATCCGCCTCCGGCCCGCTTGCGCGGGCCGGACACGTCGTCAAGACCCCTTCTTGACCTTCGACAGCAGAAACGCCTTCAACGCGTCTGCACCGGCCTCGGCCGGCGTTTCCGCGTCGTCGGCGCCCCAGCGCACCAGCATGTCGGTGGCGCGCACCTTGGCGCCGGCAGCCTGCGCCACCGTGGCGGCCAGGCTGGCGGCGAGCAGGTCGGCCCGTTCGTCGCCCAGGGGAGACGTGCGGTCCAGTTCGCGCCATAGCGACAGTTCATGGGTGTCGATGGCCTGCATCAACTCGCCCAGCGTGCGCCCCAGTCGAAGCGCCAGGACCATCAGGAAACGGAGGTCTGGCGTCTCCTGGAGGGCTTTTTTGCGCGCTCTTGCGCCCCCTCCCCGAGGTTGCCCAGTTCGATCGCCTTGGACACCAGGGTGGCGTGCGCCAGCCCGTAGGCCGCCGCAACGATGTCCACGTCTTCGTCGCGAAAGACACGCTGCGGACCATTGGCGGTCTGCTCGAACAGCGTGCGCACCAGCAGGCTGGCCGAGGCGCGGGTGTAATCCACGCCCGGCGCATCCAGCTTGGCGCGCACGGTGTCGTTGTCTTCGCCCGCCACCACGCCCGCGGCCGCCCAGATGGCGCGGATGTGGAACAGGTGGTCGCCGGCGCTGGGCGCACGCACGATGACGCGCGCATCCTGCCATTGCGGCACCGTGACGGCTTCGTGCTGAAAGCCGGCCAGGGGGTCGGCGGCCAGGCCGCGCAGGCCCGGGCCGCGGCCCAGGGCATTGATCGACGTGTCCGTCATGGCGCTCAGCCCCCGTTGGCGGGTGCGTCGGTCAGCTTGACGGCGCCGGTGACGCGCACGTTGAACGTGGCGGACACGACGTTGTCCAGCTGGCCTTGCCACTGGTACTGGGTGACCAGGCCCAGGAACTCGAACTTGGCGCCGTCGGCGAAGGTCACGCGGAACGCACGGGTCTTCTTGTCGCTGCGGGCGGCCACCAGGGCCTTCTGGGCAGGGTCGCCGGCCTTCCAGTTGCCGGCCATGCTGAAGGTGCCGCTGTCGTCCAGGCCCAGGGCGTATTCCTTGGCCGTGGACTTGAGCACGGTGACGTCGATCTCGGTGGTCTGGCCGCCCTGGAAGTTCGGGTCCTTGATGGTGATCGCCAGATCGGCGTAGGTCAGGCCAGCGGCGCCCAGGTCTTCGGTGGCCGTGGTGGACACTTCCAGCTGCGTGCCTTGGGTTTGAACGAATTGCGAAACGGTAGTACCTGCCATTGCAGACTCCAGAAAAAAGCCCGCCATGGGCGGGCAGCTGCGGCTACCCCGGGGTTCCGGCGCAACCATGAAAAAGGCCCCGTGGCGAATGCCACGAGGCCTGGTCAGCGTGTTGAGGATGAAATGTCGAAGCCGCTGCGCCCGCACGCTGCGCGATGCCGGCGCTGCACGGATGCTGAAAAGAAAAACCCGCGGGCAAGCACGGGTTTCGTGTAGGCCAGCGGGTTTTTTTTCTTCGGGCGCAACTTGCCCCGACGACTGAATTATGCGCGGGCCTTGTAGGGGCTGCAAGCGTTTGCGCGATCAGCGTGTCGCACTTGCGGAGCGGTCACCAGCGAACGTCGGCGCAGCGCGGGTAACAGCGCGACCTTGGCCTCTTGGTAGGCGGCGTGCTGCTGTTCGGGCGTCATGCGCGGGTTGCTGAATACGCGCGCCCCGGCCGCCTTGTTGCCGGCGTGCACGCCGATGGCCGAACGTTGCTGCCAGGGCAGTTCGTCGATGCACAGTTCGGTCTGCTCGCCACGCGCGGCGGTCAGGCGTGCGTCGATGTCTTCATCGTCGATGTAGGCGTCGTCCGGCATCATGCCGCGTGCAAAGGCCGATACGCGGCCCACGCCCAACTTGGGGCGGTAGCCGCGGCTCCAGTGGTACCACTCCATGATCAACGCTTCGACCTGGTCTGATTCTTCTCGCGTCATGCCCTGCCCCTTCTGAATGCTTGCGCGGGCCGTGCGGTCCGCATTGCCCGCCGGCCGCGCGGCGATCGAGCGCGCAATCGCGGCCCCCGCCTGCGATGCCGCCACTGCCCAGCCTGTCTCTTA